GGCCGTACGTCTCGGCGGTGGTCCGCATCTGGTACGGGCCCTGCGTCTCGGAGATCCGCTTGCGGAACGGGGCGCACTGCCGGTCGAGGACCATCGTGTCGACGACCCGGGTGAGGGGCTGTCGGCAGATCCCTTCGAGGCTGTCGCCGAGGTGCCGGCGGCACTCGCGGTCCAGGAGGTTGAGGTCGTAGCCGCCGATGTTGTGCCCGACCAACGGCACCCCGCCAGCCACGACTTCGGCGATGGCCTTCGCGATCTCGGCAACGCCCTGCTCGGCGGGCATGCCGTGCTTGGCCGCGTACTCGTCAGTGATCTTGTGCACTGCGATGGCGCCCGGCTCCATCGGGATGCCTGGGTTGAGGAGCCAGGTACGAACGTCAGGAGTGCGGCCGACGCCGCCGAGGATCAGGGCGCAGGTGACGATGCGGGCCGTCTCAGAGTCCTTGTCGCTGGACTCGAAGTCGAGTGCCGCCATGTGCTCCAGGTGCCAGGAGGTCACTGGGCACCGCCCGTGCGCTCCTTGTAGATCCGCGGTCCCAGCGAGTCCAGCGTCTCCATCTCGCCGGTCTCGTTGGCGACCTTGTTGCTCAGCATCCGCAGGTTCGAGACCTCGTAGCCGATCTGCTGGATCCGCGCTGCAGACGTCTTCGGGTTGAGGATCTCGTCGCGGTACGACTCCGCGGACCGGGCCGGAGCCTCGATGCCACGCTCGATCCGGTCCGAGTCCGGCTCCGTGTCGTGCGTCGGCGTTAGACCGAAGCCCAGCAGCAGCGTCCGCAGCGCGACGGACTGCGCCTTCGTCGTCGACTTGTCCGCGGTGTCGAGGGCTTCGCCCATCGTCTGAAGGGTGAACGTGTCACCCATCGGCCCCATGATTGTCCAGGTGACGAGGACGGAGCACTCCCGCATCGTGCCGCCGGACTTGGTGTTCTTCGTGCCGTACGTCGCTTCGACCTTCGAGGACATGACGTGCACGCCGTGCTTCAGCGTGACTGGGCCGAACACGTTGACGACGGTGTCGACGCCACGGAAGTTGAAGCGGGTGCCGGACTGGTTGTACAACTCGCCCTTGCCGATGGCGCGGATGTCGCGGCGGACGCGGAGCCACGCCACGCCCACGGGGACCTGCTCCGGGTCGTCGTCGCCGGGCTCGTAGTCGGCCATCGGGTCTACCAGGGGCGCGGCGCCGTCCGGGTCGGCCGGATACTCGTGCTCGTCGGTCTCCGGCAGGGTGCGGCCGGCTGCCGCGGCTGCGTTCTCTCGCAGGCCTCCCATGTCACACACCGCCCTTGTACTGCTTGGCGATGTCGATCCGCTCGGACGGCGTCGTCGTGACGCACGCGGCGTAGGCGTCCGGCCAGCGCTCGGCGAGCTGCTCCAGGTCCACGGCCGGGCGGCCGTTGGTGGGCTCCAGGGAGTAGGCACGCTCGCCGCCGATCAGCGCGGACTGCGCGTCGCCGAGGGCGGCGATCATGCGGGCCTTCGCCGCGGCCTTCGCCTTCTTCTCCTTGGACTCGGCCTTCTGGTGGGTGCCGTAGTCCAGGAGCGCGTCGAGGGCGTCGTCATGGCGGTCGACGTCGACAGCGCCGGAGCGCGTCGGGTGCAGGCGCCGGAACAGCCGCGTCAGGGCCTCGCCGTCGCCGGTCGGCTCCGGCGGCACCTGTGCCTGCACGTGGTCGAACCAGAACTTGTCAACGGCGGTGGTGATGTCGTCGATGACGTCCGTGTACTGGTCGGCGCGGATGGTGCCCTGGTGGTACTCGTTGCCGCCGATCAGGACGGCGTAGTGCATGTGCTCGTAGCCGTTGACGGCGATCTGGTGGAGCACCTGCGCGGTGACGTCGTCGGGGGCCCCGGAATGCCACTGCACGGCCTTGAAAGCGGACCGGGTCTTGACCTCCAGCGCACACGGGGCCTGCTCGTCAGAGTCGAGCGGGCACTCAGTGACGCGCCGGTCCAGGGTGGTCATCCAGTGCGGGTGGTCCTGGTGGGCGACAAGGCCGACGCGGCGGATCACAGACCGGTTCTGCATGGCCCAACGGCGGGCAACGGCCTCTTCGTTGACGGTGCCCCAGTAGGCGGCCTCGCCCGCGTCGTCGACGTCGCGGCCGATCTTGTCGTAGTAGACCTTGAGCGGCGGGGTGTAGTCGACGAGGCCGAGGATCGCGGGGACGTCGCTGGAACCGATGCCGGAGCGGCGGGCGGCGAGCCAGTCGGCGCGGTCGGCGGTGGCGGGGAGGATGAGGCGGCCGGTCGGTGTGACTCGGCGGCCGGCGGCCGGGGCCGAAGCCCCGACCTGCGCGGTGGTCGTCATCAGGCGGTACCGCCCTTCGGCTGCGGCTTCACACCGGACGCCGCGCACCAGGCTTCGGCGTCCCGCTGCGGAAGCCCGCTCTCGGGTTCGCCGTCCAGCGCGGCACTCATGGCGGTGATGGCGGCGTGGGCGAGGGTGGCGTGCACCTGCGCGGCGGCGAGGATCGCGACCACGTCGGTGCCCTCCTGGTGGCCGTCGCGGACCTCGCCCAACAGCTTCTCGGCGCGGATGTAGTGCTCGGGGCCGGTCATGAGCGGCCGTCCTTCCGGGAGTTCAGGGTGAAGACACGGCCCGTCGGCAGGTCGTGCAGCGTCAGCAGCCCTCGATGGGCGCGCTGGGAGAGGAAGTTGCGGGCGTCGGAGCGGTAGAGGCCGCGGGCGTAGCGGGCGAGGTAGAGGTGCTGGACGCGCTTCGGGGTCCACTCGCCTTGCCACTGGCGGATCGCGGTGTCGAGGACGTTGTTCCAGTCGTCCGGCCAGATGAGGGTCTTCTCGGCGGGAGTGGCCGTCGTCGCCGGAGCGGTGGCCTTCTCCTCGGCGGGCGTGGTCTCCGCGAGGAACGCGGCCACCTTCGGGAACTGGGCATCGACCGAACGACGGACGGCCTGCTCCTCGGCGGACTCGTCCTCGCGCAGGGCCTGCGTCGGGGCGAACAGTGCAGTCAGCTTGTCCACCGAGGTCTCAGCCTTCGGCGTCAACGCGAACGCGATCGGGTGCTCGTCGACCGACCGCTCGAACTCGGCGAGCCGGGCCCGCAGCTGCGCGGCTTCCGCCTCAACGTCCAGTAGACGGCGCAGAACTGGGGCCATCCGCTCCCCCATGTAGGAGGAGAGGTTCATGCAGTAGAGGTCTTCCCACGTGGGGTGCTCGTGGTTGCGCCGGTTGGCGATCGACTGGCCGAAGGAGACGATCAGTCCGGTAGTGGCGGGCTTCGCGTCGCCGAGCTGCTCGTCCAGAGCCGTGCACTGCTCGGGAGACAGCTCCGCCGGGGCGGCATTGAACCGCTCGCGCAGCCGTGTCAGCTCGGCCGCCGTCTCCGGCGTCTGGAGCATGCCCGTCGCGTCCAGCGCCATCGCCCAACCCGCAGGCGTCTGCTTCCCGTTCGCCATCGCGCGGGCAATCACGTCCGCCGCGGCGTTCACCGACCGGGCGATCACGCGGCCACCGCCGAAGGGGCCTCGTCGACGGCCTGCGGCGTCTCGGCCTGCTCCCTCGTCAACGGCACGCGGAAACCACTGAGGCTGAGCGGCACCCCTCGGAAGACGCCGGAGGCGTCCAGCCACACACTCCCTCCCGAGGCGTTCAGCGTGATCGGGTTGGTCGGGAGCTGGAGCGCGGTGCGCCACGCCTCGAAGTGCGAGGGGTGATCCAACTGGAGGTTGAAGCCCTCGGTGCCGGAGGAGTAGATCGTGACGTACGGCTTCGGGAGGGAGGGGAACATCTTGATCAGCGCGAAGAGCGCCTCGACGGCGACCGTCTGCTCGACGAGCTGTCCGGGATCCGGCGCGGTGAGCTGCGCCGCCGGTTGAGTAGTCTCGGTGGTCACGGTGACCTCTGCTTTCACTTGGTGGTGGAGGTGCCGAGTCGCGGGGTCGCTCAGGCCGGGAAGTCGGAGCGGCCCTTCGGCGCGTTCAGGGGGGATCAGGCAGACGGCGCGAGGGCGGCCTGCTCGGCGTGCCAGGCCTCGCACTTCGGCAGGGAGAAGCGGCGCCCACGACCCGCGAAGGGCTCCTCGGGCATCCCGTCCTCGATCCAGCGGAGGATCTGCCAGTCCGAGACGTCGTAGTACGTCTCGATCTGCTTCTGGCTGAGAAGGGGGATGAGACCGGCCGGTAGGGGGGCGACTCGGTCAGTCTTCTTCGGCATGGGACCTTGACCTTTCTACTGTCACAGTCAAATGTGGGGGCATGGCAAAGAGGTCCTGGAGGGGTGCGTTCGTCCTCCTGTGCAGCGCTTCGGCGATGCGCCAGGCCGTTTCCATTTCGCACCGGTCGCGGGCGGTCTTGCCGCGTCCAGTGAGGCGTCCGACGGTGGCCGGGCTGACGCCCTTGCCCGTCGGATCCACCTCCTTCGTCGCCTCCGCGAGCTCCGGGCCGGAGAGGCCGGCGGCTCGCATTGCGGCTCTGAGTGGCTGGCCTTCGCCCTTGCGGTGCAGCTTTGGCATGTGGACCCCGTGCCGGGTGGTGGCTGTGTGACACCCCCGGTGTGGGGTGCTGTGACATTTTTACAGTCACAGTCACAACGTCGTCAACGGTTTCGCCGAGTCTCGCCGAGATTCGCCGAGTAACCCACGATCTTCGAATGAGTGTTCTATTCTCGGTGCATATGCAGTTCACCACGGCGCGTGGCGGGGAGGTCGCGCGCTGCGATACATCGCGCCATGCTTCTACTTTCACTTGCAAAAAGTAGAAGCGGACGGGCAATCTGAGCGCGTGGAAAACCAGGAGCAGCCCGGCGAGACGTTCGCGGAGGTGCTCGCTGAGCTGATGGACGAGTACCGCGTCAGCCAAAGCGACATCTCGCGAGCCATCGACGGCTCCCCCTCCACGGTGAGCCTCTGGTTGCGCGGGCAGCGAACCCCGCGCAACGACACGATCAGGAAGATCGCCGAGGCTTACCCGAAGTACAGCGTCAAGCGCCTGACTGAAGCGGCTGGCCGCAAGGCTCCGGCGCCACTGACACCTGACCGCAGGGAGCGGGTCCTCGACATCTTCGACCAGCTGACGGAAGAACAGCAGGAGATGATGTTGATTACAGGGAAGGCGCTCGCGGACAGTAACCGCGAGCAGAACTGACATAGCGTCATAAACGCGCGTACAACCCTTGCCTGGGCTGAATGGTCTCAGCTAAACGGACTCAATCACTCTCGGTGATTCTGTGTGCGCGGATCTTGCACAGAGTGGTCGCATATTCCACCAAGTCGGGGTAGTTTCGAGCGCACGGCCGATGTCCTCCCCCTTTGGCCCTCGATAGCCACACGTGTATCAGGGGGGACCGCCATGTGCATCCGCGTCCAGTACGCACCGCGTCACGAGCTCGACGAGCCGTGGGACGCGTCCCGCCAACTGATCACCATCCCAGGCGAGTTGAAGGGCAACTTCGCCCTTCGAGCCGTCCGCGCCGTACTCACCGAGCTCGACATCGAGCAGGATGAAGACGGCGCACGGTGCTGGTGCGGGGAGCTCATCAGACTCCTCGCGTACATACCTCAGCAGCGAAAGAACGACGAGGTGATCAACCTTGGCGCCTAAGCCTGTGATTGAGCAGGTCCCCAGTCGCACATGCGGCTGCTACGACTGCCTGATCGACTACCCATCGTCGACATACGGCTTCCGCCCTCCACGGACCGAATGCAACGGCCCGTGGAACGTGCGATACCGCAGCACAGACGGCAGACTGCGTTTGAAGCGGCTCCCCAACCGCAAGGACGCGCAGCTGTTCGCCACGACGGGAGCGAGGCGCAATGCCTCGTAGGGCCGCGAACAACCCCCGCCAGATCCGCAGCAAGGTGTGCGGCTGCGTCCTCTGCCTGGAGGAGTACCCGCCGGACGAGTACGGCGAGCGCCGGCCTCGCCGTGACTGCGTCGGATCGTGGCAGGCCCGGTACCGCGATCCGACCGGGAAGCAGAAGTCCAGGAACTTTCCGATCAAGGACGGCGGCAAGGCCGCCGCGGAAGCCTTCCTCGACGAGACACGTACCGCCGTCCGCCAGCGCACCTACCGAGACCCCGAGCGAGGAAAGATCACGCTGGGCAAGTGGTGGGGCGAGTTCTGGGAGGTCGAGCAGAAGAAGGGCCGGCCCACCACGAGGAACCGGAAGTTGGGCCTATGGACGGCCCACATCGAGCCCAAGTGGAGCGGCTACCGGCTGATCGACCTGGAGTACATGGTCCTTCAACAGTGGCTCACCCGCGACGTGAAGGGCTACGAGACCCAGAAGAAGACCAAGGAGCTGCTCGTCGCGCTCCTGGATGCGGCGATCAGGGACGGCGAGCGGATCACGTCCAACCCTGCGGCCCACCTGGAGCCCACGGCCGCGAAGATCGTCAAGCATCCCGACGACCTCAAGCCACCGACGGAGGCCCAGTACACGCTCATCCACGCGGCGCTGCCCGCGTACTACCAAGTGATCTTCCGGGACTGGGCCAACGAGACGGGCATGCGGCCGGGGGAGTACGCCGGCCTCCGTGAGCACTGCATCGACGAGGAGGAGCGCATCGCCTACATCAAGGAGATTCTCATCCTCGACGGTGGCCGTCTGCGCCGTCAGGCGGCTCCCAAGACGGACGCCGGATTTCGGGGCGTGCCCCTGACCGATCGTGCGTGGGGCGCGTACCTGTTCATGAAGCAGAAGTGGAAGCCGCTGCGGACGCGCTCCGCGATCGGTGACGGGTTCGACCTCCACCTTGAGGAGCTCGTGCTCCGCGGTCCGAGGGGTGCGGCGCTCAACGAGAACAACCTCCGTCGGCCGTGGCGGAGGGCGTGCGATCAGGCCGGGGTGTCGCGGGAGTTCGTCGACCCGGAGACCGGGCGCTCGCAGTGGTGGCCGCGGATCTACGAGTACCGGCACGACGTGAGCAGCCGGTTGCACCACGCGGGCGTGAAGGAAGTGGACACTCAGGCGTTCCTCGGTCAGCGGCGCGGCGGCAAGGTGACGTGGCTGTACACCCACGAGAGCGAGGGCGCACGCGAGAACGTGCGTGCCGCGCTGAATGGGGAGGGAAGTGGACTCCGCGCCGTGCAGTGATCGTTTGGGGTCGGAATCCACAAAGAGTCCACAACGCCCCCTCGGCGAGTCTCGGCGAGTCTCGGCGAGTTCCGACGAGGGGTGCCGCGGGGGTCGCGCTCGAAACTCGGCGAGTCTCGGCGAGTCTCGGAGACCCTGTATTTATCGAGGTGAGCCCTTACAAGGCGGATGTCGGCGGTTCGAAACCGTCCGCGCCCACCGGGCCTGAGTAGCAGGTCAGCGGCTTAAAACGGCCCCCCGGAGTGATTTTCGGGGGGCCGTCCGTGTGATCAGAGTCCACTAAAAGTCCACAACCCCCAGCGATCTTGCACTTCCGATCACTCGAATGGGTGACTGAACTGGCGGTAGACGCCACCTAGAGTTCCCAGCAGGACGAGGACGGCGCAGCTCCCCAATGCGCGCCAGACAGAGGCTCGTCGTCACCTGCGGTGTCCGGGCGGGGAGGCCCGGCCTGCGGGCGACGACCCCCGCCGAGAGGATCGGCGGGGGTCGTCTGAGGCAAACGTAGACCGCCCCACCCCGGCAAGGGGGTGGGGCGGCTTGCTCTGACCGAGTCAGAGCGATGGATGACGTATCGCGGCGGACAGAGGTACGCCACGCGCATCATCCTGCCCGCAACCGGTCGAACCGGAGCGGGCGTTCGGGCTGGGGGGTGGCAAGTGCCTGGTGCATGGGCCCCCAGCTTGCTTAGGCGGCCACCGCGGCTTCAACGCGGCACGGCGGGGACCACACAGACGAGTCCGGCGATCGCTCACGCTTGCGGTGGCATATCAATGATCACATAAAGCCTGGTGAGACCAGGCTGACATATGTTCGCGCAGGTCAGACGGTTTGTCGAGTGCCCAGCGACCTGACCGAAGACCCATGGCTCCACGACCGGCAGCGCATCGGCAGGGCTATCCGAGACGCGCGAATGTCCCAAAACCTCACCCAAGAGGCCGTCTTCCTCGCCATCCCGATGAACCGCAGCTACTACCAGGACATCGAGGCCGGCGAAGGCAACCCGACGCTCGACACCCTGTTGGCGATCGCCTCCGTGATCGGTGTCCCGCTCGCCGACCTCGTGAGGTAGGCCCCGCCCGCCCCAGAACTCACGGGGATAGAGGCAGGCGGGAGTCAGTGGCGTATGGAGACCTGCGTGGTCCGGATCGGCACCGGCGTGCATTGGTCGACGTGCCGGTACACGGTGTCGCCCCCGTAGGTGGACCCGGGAATGTCGTGCTCCGTGTACTCCTCGCCGTCCCGGATCGACTGGTCACAGCATCCGCAGATCTTCACTGGTCGTCTCCTTCCTCATCGTCCTGCTCGAAGCACCTCGCACAGAGCGAGCAGGCGAACACCTCGACGTCGAGGACGCAGGCGCCTTGGCTGCCCACCGCGATACCCACGCTCACCGCGCCGCGCCACAGCGCCTTGCCACAGAAGCAGCAGGCCCACCCCGAGTACTGCTGGTAGTTGAGGTCCCGGGCGGACGGGAGCTTGATAGTCACAGCGGCTGGTCGGCGACCGGCACGAGGCCGTTCTTCGCTCGACACGGCGCGCACGCGAACTGCCCGCCGGCCCTGGCGGAACCCTGCTCCGTGATGCGGACCAGACGGGCCGTGTCCGTGAAGCCCTTGTGCCACGAGCACCAGGCGAAGCTCCGTACCCGCTCGTACGCCTCGGACTCCAGGCCGTTGGCCGTCGCCATCGGCTCGATGCGCTGCTGCTTGCTCATGTCGCCGGCGCCCCCTGCTGGAGTGTGTGCGCCAGCCGCAGGGCCACCTCTGCACGGACGCGACCGAGTTCCACCAGACCAAGGGCCGGCGAACCCGCATCGAGCGCGAGGGACGGCAGCACAATGCCGACCCCGGCGAGCGCCGCCCTCAGCGACTCCATCGCCGTGAAGGGATCGACGTCCTGCGACTCACGTGTTTTGACCATGAACAGGACGGTACGAAGGCCCCGTTGACACGCGCGATGCGATGTTCTCGAATGTTCTCGCCGCCTGGCCGAATGTTCTCGTGTGGTCTCACGCAGGGGAGTGCACGCTGTAGATCGGCACAACACGCATGGTGATGCTGGTGACGACAGGCCCCACACCAAGGGAGGCGACATGGCGCGACGACTGCGCTTCAACGGCACGGACAGCAAGAACGGCGGATGCCCGGCGGTTCACGAGGACCTCGACAGTGGCGAGATCATCGTCCAGGGGAAACCGGTCACCGATCCGCAAGACCTCCGCCAGCTCCAGCACTTCGGCCCTGGTGACGCCGCAGTGGCCGTCCCTCGCGAACTGCTGGTGAATCACGGCCCCAAGGAGATGGAGCGTGTGGCCAAGCTGATCAGCCTGGAGGAGTTCGGCCGGCTCTTCCACAACTTCGAGCACTCCGCCTGGCACCTTGAGACTCGCCGCAGCTACGCCTCCGACAAGGAGGACCTGGGATACGAGGAGTTCCTCCAGACCGGCCAGGCCCCGATGGACCTGGACAGCGAGTGGTGCGCGAACATCCGCCGGCAGACGGCGACGGGCAAGTACGTCGGGCGGGTCCGCGTCGTCGACAACCCGCCAACCGAAGGCCAGTTGTTCCTGCTCAGCTACGCCCGCTGCAACGCAGAGACGGGCGAGGACGCACGGAACCTGTGGCGCGAGGACGCTGACCGCGTACACCTGCCCGCCGAGGACTTCTGGATCTTCGACAGCCGCCTCGTGGCAGTGCTCCGATTCGACGACCAGGACGTGCTCCACGACGTGCAGGTCATCACAGAGCCCGCCGAGGTCCTGCGGTACTGCCAGGTGCGGGAAGCCGCCGTCCACACCTCCATCCCGTACGACCAGTTCGCGGCACAGCTCAACCCGAAGGGCTAAACGGCACCGGTGAGCACGGACTACCAGCAGGCCCGCGAGGTCCTCGGCGTACGCCTGAGGGAGCTGCGCCTCACGGCCGTCGGCGGCCGGCTCACCGGTACCCAGCTCGCACAGCGGCTCGGCTGGCCGCACTCGAAGGTCTACAAGCTGGAAGGCGGGCGCCAGACCGCGACCGTCGAGGACCTCCGCGCCTGGGCCGACGGTGTGGGCCACCCTGATGCCTTCGATGAACTGGACGCGCGGCTCAAGGGGTTCGAGTCCCACATCCGTTCCTGGCGTCGCCAACTGGCTTCAGGGCACCGCCCCGTACAGGACACCTGGAACCTCGAGGTCGGCCGGTCGAAGGTCATCTACGCGTGGGAGGAGGCCGTCATCCCCGGCCTCCTCCAGACAGCCGACTACGCCCGCCACATGTTCATGCGATACGCAGACCTCCAGGGCTCAAAGCCGGACACCGACGCGGCCGTACGCGCGCGGCAGGAGCGCCAGACGTGGCTCTACGCAGGCGGCCACAAGTTCCACGCCCTGATCTGGGAAGCGGCCCTCCACGCACTGATCTGCCCCCCGGCCGTCCTCGCCAGCCAACTCGACCGCCTCGCGGGCACGATCGGCATGGACACCGTAGAGCTGGGGATCATCCCGCTCGGGGCATCCCTCAAGATCCCCACGGCGAACGGCTTCTGGGTCCTGGACGACAGGCTCGTCATCGCCGAGGACTGGCACGCGGAACTCTGGCTGGACGACGCCGATTCCGTCGCGACCTACCTTCATGTCTGGCACACCCTGCGGGAGTCCGCGGTGTACGGATCGGACGCCCACAACGTCATCAACCGCGCCCGCCGGACACTGAATCCGCGGAATCTCACCGGGTGACCCGGACAGGGGCATGACGAAAGGCCCCCTCCCGACCCCGAAGGGCCGAGAGGGGGCACAACCGATTCAGCGAGCCAACAGCGCGAACAACCCCGTACCAGCGCCCACCGTTCCAGCGAGCGCTGCAATCGTCGGCAGGGGCCAACGCCCTCGTTCCAAGGCCCGGATACGGGACTCGTGATCCGTGATGGTCTGCCCCTGTGAGGCCAGACCATCGATCTTCGAATCCATACGGGTCACGGCGTCGTGCAGGGATCTCATCTCCTGATACATCTGCGCAGAGCTGATGTAGACGCCGGCGTCCGGCGTCGCCATCAAACCCCCTTGGCCAGCGACGCCGAGTTCGTCACGTCCCGCCACCGCGCGATGAGGCCCTTCGCCAGCGCGAGGACCGCGCCAACTCCGCCGGCCCCCGCGGCGTACCACATGGAGCCGTCGAGCGGCTGCGTGACGACGATGCCCGCGATGCCCGCCTGGAGGAACGTCGTGAGGACGCGCTCCAGGAGGTCTCGGCCGTAGGTGCCCGCGGTCTTCACCACGGTCTCGGTCGAAGGAAAGGTGCTCATGGGTCAGTCCTTTACGTCGAAGCCGCGGCGAGCGCCGAGCTTGGTGAGTGAGGCCTTGCCGGGCAGGCCGTCGGCGTCCTTGCCGCGCCAGCCGCAGCGCATCTGCCACAGGCCGTAGGCGGCCTGGGTCGCGGTACCGAAGTGGCCGTCCGCGAGGCTCTTCGCGAGGAGGCCCTCCTTCACGAGGGCGTCCTCGACAACCCGCACCCCCGCGTACGAGACCGGGGTGCCCTTCTTCGGCGGATCGGCCTTCGCCGCGGCGAGAAGCTTCGAGAGGTCGACGACCGGCCGTCCCGTACCGGGCTTCGGCTCCACGGCCGTCCCGCCCGGCCGCGGTGCGCCCTTCTTGACCCACGCGTAGACCACAGCACCCGGGCACGTGGTGGCGTAACCATCCTTGTGCCCACCGAGCCAGTCGCCCGCCGGCCCTTCCTCCCGGCAGTGCTCGATCGCGTCACGGGCGCCGTGCAGCTGCGCGTCGGTGGGCTTCGTCAGCCCGGACGAGCCGACCATCAACAGCACCGCGTAGTCCTGCTCGTTCAGCGAGGTCGAGCCGTTCGCCGAGTTGCGGCGCTTCAGGCCGCGGCCCTCGTACACGTAGCCGTGGGTGCAGACGACGAAGCTGTAGCCGATGTCCGACCAGCCGTTGCCGTCCATGTGCTGGGCCTGGATCTGCCGCATGTAGTCGTCGCACTGGCCGTGGTCGCGGTTCGTGTAGGCGGTGCCGAGGTAGTGGAGCTTCACGCCGCGGCGGGCCCGGCTGTACGTCGTCGCACCGTTCGGTCTGCGGTAGGCGCGTGCTCCCCACGCGGCGCGGGTGACGAGCTTCATCACTGACCACCCGGCCAGGTCCAGACGGCGGCCGGGACGGCGACGTTGTCGAGGCTGTCGCGGTAGGCGACGGAGGTCCGCCAATCGATCGCGTGGCCATCGGCGAGGATGCGGACGTTGACCGTGGTGGGGTTCCACACGCGGGTGACCAGGGCCGGTGCGACGGCCGCGCCGTTGTTGAGCACGGGGTCCATCGGGACCAGGACCACGTCGCCGACGTCCGGCGCGCAGCCAGAGTTACTTGCTCCGACGCGAGCGAGGGTGTCCAAGGCGACGGCGCCTGCCGCGCAGATCCACGCTGCCTGGACCCGTGCGCCGAGGTCCTCCCACGCGGGCATCGGACGGTCGTCGTAGGTGCGGTGGCCGGTCGATGCTCCGTAGGCCGCGTAGGCGGTCTCGGCGAGTTCGACCGTGTTGGGCTTCGACACTGGTGTCCTCCAGGGAATAGAAAAGGCCCCGGCCAGAACGGCACGAGGCATACGAGAAACGGGGCGGCTCACATGATGTCGGTGGCAGTCGTGTTCGGAGCCGTGGAGCCGTCGGCAATTCCCGTGCCAGCTCCGGCGCTCCAAGTCCCCCGCATATCGTTTCCAAAACGATGAACGCCGGTTACCCCACCAGCGATTGACAGACCGTTGACGGCAGGCGGAAGAGGCGACCCCGGTCGGCACTTATTCCCACTGATAGCAACAGCGACGGCGGCAGTAGAAACGCGGATTGCGAACCAGCCAGCCGTGCCACGGTTCGCGCCGTCCACAAAATTCCCTCGGATCTGAATATCCGAGCCGCCCTGAACCAGAATTCCATTATTGAGTGGGTCTCTGATGTGGTTGTTCAGGATGTTGGAGTTGTCGCTGGACACCATCGTGATCCCGTGGCCGCCTGCGGTCCAGATCACGTTTCCGCTGATGATCGAGTTATTCTGGTTCTCGGTGCTGATACCCGTGCCATCAGTGTTCGCGATCACATTGTCAGCGACAGTGCAGCGCGACACATAGTCCAGCCGGACCCCGGCGTTACCGCTCGTGCTGCCGTCGATGACGTTGCCGACGATCGCCAAGTTCAGAATTGTGCCGCTCGTCAGCTCACCCAGGGCCACGATCACGTCGTCGTAGGCGGTGCCGCCTCGGAAAGTATTGCCCGACACGGTGATGTTCCGCATGGGTTGCGAGGCGCTGGTCTGCGTGCCGTCGGGAAGTTTTGTATCTTCGGTGTCAGACAGGATGACCGACCGGATACGTACTCCGCTGCCGCACCCCACGAAAGCATTGCCGCCGATCGTGACGTCTTCCCAGTTGTAGGCGCTGACGGCGAACTGGAGGATTCCCTCGAATGAGTTGTCCGAGATGCGCACGCGTCGGTGCCATTTGGTGATGGTGGCGCTATGGCTGCCGATCCCGCGAGGCCAGGCAGTCGTACCGGCCGTCCCTGATGCGCCGAAGTGGCAGCCGGTGATCAGGATGTCTTCGCACGGTGTGTGGTCGTACGGGCCGAACCCACCGAACACGCCGACCGACTTGGCGAGGTCGAGCTGGACAGCCTCGGAAAAATCCCGACCGCCAGGGTCGACATAGCCCCTGAACTTGCAGTTCTGGATAAGGCCGTGACTGGTCGAATTCAACTCGATGGCATGGAAGCCAGGGAGGTCCCGGACTTCCAGGTCCCGAATGGTGATGTCGGTGGCGTGCCCGATCGAAATGCACATCGCGCTCGCGGTCAATCCGACCGTCGTCCCGCGCATGTTCCACAGGCCGCCCTCGATGGTGATCCGGGAGTGCCCGGTGTACCCGCCGAACGCCTGCCCGGCGTCGCCGTTGATGAACATCGTCCCGGCATGGTTCCGCCGGAACTCCGCCCCGGCCATCAACGTCAGCCGCGTGTTGTTGTAGCCCCGCAGCGTGGCGCCGAGCAGATACACCCCGGGTGGTACCAAGACCTGCGCACCACCCACGTCCCGCGCCATGTCGAGCGCCTCCTGGATGCCGGGATCCGCGTTCGCCGTGCCGGAGCTGTCCGCGCCGAAGTTGGTCACCATGAAGCTGGAGCGCTGGTTCATGGACTCCAGCCGCTCGGCCGTGATGTCCATCCCCACCAGCCACTCTTCAACAGGCGTAGCCACGAGTCCTCCTCACAGGGGTGCGATTGCCGGAAAGGCCAGCCGGACCGGAGCGCCGGCCGCGTGAGACTTCACGACGCCGTTTCGCGACCGGGCCACGCTGAACGCCTGCGGGCTGTGCAGCACGACGTTGTCCCAGGAGACGACCAGGTCGGTGTTGCTGTTCGCGGTCTGCCGGACGCTGCGGCATCCGACGGAGCCCCCCGCGGTGAGGCTGGTGTCGGTGGCCACCACCTGCCAGCCGAGCGGATCCGTGCCGCCTGCTGGCCACACCCTTGCCTTCAACTCGGTCCCGATGACCTGCAATCGGACCCGGAAAAAGGCGAAAGCGGAGTGCGTCAAGGTCGTCGCGACTGTGGCGAGCTGCGTCTCTACGCCGCCCACGCGTTTGCGGAGCGTCAGCGTGATGGTCTGCGTCGTGGAGATGCTCAGCTGCGCGAGATAGCAGTTGTCGCCGTCCGTGGCCCGGGCGACGACGGCGGCCAGCTGCGGTCCGCCGGTGGCGAGCGCGAAGGTGGCCACGTCCACTTGGACGTCGTGGTCGACGCCCGCGACCGGGCTGAGGTCGAGTCTCGGCACGTCGACGTTCGTCAGCAGGTGCGCGGCCTCGGCGCCCTGGGTGTAGTGGTCGCCGCCCGCGCCTCCGCTGGACGCCCACGCGGCGCCGATGTCGGGGGTTCCCCAACCGGGCGACGTCGTACGGGCGAACGAGTCGCGGAGCGACGGGGTGATGGCGTTCACCGCCACCACCTCGCCGCCCACCTGGACGTCGATGGGGAACTCCCGCGGCATGCCACCCGCCCGCCGCCACGTCACCTTCCCGGCCATCAGCACATCCGACGATGGGGGGAAGTTGGGCACGGTGGGGCTGACGTTGACGTGCGCGGTCCCCACGGGCGCCGTGAACGTCGCCTCGAACCAAGTCCACACGCCCGCGATGACGAACTGGTCGTTGGCGCTGGTCGTGATGTAGCCGAAGCTGCCGTCGAACCAGTTGGCGTTGAGGGCGACGTTCCTCGACACGGCGCAGTGGAGCCATCCGGACAGGACGTAGTCCAGCCCCGGCACGATGGGGATCTGCTCGCTGCCCGCGTTGGGGAACTGGCCGACCCCGTTCGGGGTGATCTGCATGACCCAGTCCCCGCGGAACGGGGCATCGGCCGGCTTCGCGATCTGCTCGATGGCCGAGTCGAACGCCGACCAGGGCGCGAGACCCCCCGCGAAGTCGCTGTTCGCGTTGAGGATCGGGTTCGCCGACACCCACCGTGGGCCGGAGGCCGCCCGCACGGGCAGCGTCACCGCATCCGCGGTCACTGCGGCCGCGAGCTCGTGCCTGCTGGTACCGGCTTTTCCGTACACGGTGTGGGAGGCCTTGGCGGTGTTCCACGGGCCTCCGGGCTGGCACACGAAGGTGCGCTCCCACCTGCGCGGCAGCACCGTGTCCGTCCAGCCGTTGACCAGGGCGTCCACGTCCCCGAACGCCACGAATCCCGGCAGCCCCTTGATACGGATCAGGTCACCCTCGCGCATGGCCAGGACGGCCGGGATCAGCCAGGGCGCCTTGTGCAGTTTGACCGTGACGGACGCGTAGCGGTCGTCCTGGGCCGTGCCCAGATGCAGCAGCCAGTACGCGATCGGCTCCGTCTGGGTGTCATCGGCCAGCGACAGCGTCCGGGCGTCGTCATACAGACCGATACCGTTCGGCGGCGACTGCACAGACAGCCGGCCCGTCTCCAGTACGGCCCGGGCCGAACTCCCGCCATCCCTGGTGACCGTGCGGTCGTTCCTCGTTGCCTTGTCGCCCTTGACCGGCTTCAACGGAGGAGCCAGGCCCGGCTGCCCGTACGTCAAGGTGAGGGCCGGATCCTGCGTGTAGAGACTTGACCGGTCCCGGTAGACGAGGCCCAACCGGGTGCGGTCCTCCAACAGCATCCCCCCGTCCGCAGCCGCAGCAGCCTGGAACAGGTCGAGGAGCTTCTCCGGGCGCTGCGGGCCCACCCGCTCCGGCTCCAACCCGCCGGCGATACGGACGATCGGGATGCTCTCCTCCGTCGCGAGGCGCAGCATGCGCTCCCAGGCGGTCTCGCCCGCGTACGCGTTGTCGCTGCCGGTGTAGAGGGTGTTCGCGGCGGTCGGCAGCACACTGAGGTGCCCGAACCCCCAGCCGTCGGTGAGCGCCCCCCAGTTGGCTGTGACTGCGGTGACGCGGCCCGCGGACGCCGTGATGGTGGCGCCGGTGCCGCCCGCGTTGCCGCCCACGTCCTGGAAGTCCACGCGATAGGCCATCTGCCCACCGCCCTCGTCGCGGCACCACAGCCGCAGGCGGACCCAGCCGTGGAAGACGTCGCCGCCGACGCCCATGAGGGTCGACACCAGGGCGGTGCCTGAGGCGTCGTACCCGAAGAGCCCTGCTGTGCCCGCGCGCATGCCGACCCACCAGCGGCGGATCGTGCCGGTCGTGGAGATGCTGATGAGCTCGGCGTGCGGGCCGGCCTCGGGCGGGGTTTTGTCGTCGGCGTTGTAGACGAACTCCACCTGCCACTCGCCGGTGTTGGACGCCGGGACGATCGCCGACAGGGTGGCCGCGGCGGAGAGCCGGGGCAGTGCCTTGGACGACGGGAGGGTGTCGAGGGCGGCGAACTCGACGCCGGTCACCGCGGCCGGGGCGACGCCGTTGATCGGCGAGTAGGCGCGCGAGGCTTCCCGCTGTTCCTCAAACGGCCAGTAGGCGTCCGGGTTCCCGGACGGGATCCTGCGCCGCAACGTGCTGTCGAGTGCCTTCTGCCCCTGCCCGTACCGGCGCAGGACGCCCGCCGCCTCGACGTCCGTCCATACCGCCTGAGCGGAGGGCACCCAGTCCTGTGGCCACTCAGGGATCTCCCCGAGGAAGAGTTCCTGCCGGTCTGCGACCGTGGCCGCGCCGCTGTATGCCCACGTGCGGCCCGCGCTGTCGGCGAACGGAGCAGCGCCCAGGGGCTGCGCCTCGAAGTCGGGTGATGCGACGACCGTGCCGCCGATGCCCGAGCGGACCTCGGCCCTGTAGACCTTGCCCTCGACCGGCACCCGTGGTTGCTCCTGCGTGGAGTCGGACGGGGCGATCGATAGCGGCGCCGTACCCGCATGCAGGGTGATTGTGCCGGTCAGCGTGGAGTCGGAACCGAACTGCGTCCACTCGTCCGCGTCGAGCGTGGGTGCCCAGTAGAAGCGGGCCGTCCGGCCCCCGGCCCCGTTGTCGACGTCCAGTGTGGCCCTCAGCGCCGCACGTTCTGGCAGGGCAGGCAGAGCGCGGCCGTGGAAGAAGCCTCCCGCCGCGGTGCCGTCGGTCGTGTAGTGCAGGTAGAGGAAGCCGTTCTGCAGCCGCAGCATGTAGGACCGCTGGTCACTGGCCGCGTCCCACTTGCCGATGAGTATCTGTGAGGTCGGCCCGTACCAGCTGGTCTCCAGCTCGATGCGCACGTCGAGATCGGCCGTGATGTCCAGCGCGGTCGCGTCGGGGGTGGTGACGATGTTGGCCGGGTCGCCGTCGAGGTCGAGGAAGTGCGGCCCGTCCGGCAGCCAGAACCGCACCGGGGTGTTGAGGTCGAAGCCGTCGTCGTAGTAGGGCCCCATGGGGTTGCGGGGGCTGAAGTGTCCGTCCTTGTTGTCGATCTTCAAGGGGGACGTCGCGGGATCCGCAAGCACACCGTTGTTGCGGATCCCCCGCGAGATCGCAATCTGTGTGGACGTCTTCACCCTCGCGGTGATGTCCGTCCACACCCTGCCGGGCCGAATCTCCACCCTCATTCCGAGAGCGTCTTCAGGGAACGGCACGGCGCGACCTCCTCCTTCGGATGGCAGTGGCGGCTACGCCACCTGGAACAAAGCGCCGCCCAACTTCTGGTCGACGTGTCGAAGTTGGGCGATGAAGGCCTCGTCGAAGGCAGAGCCGCTGCCCTTGAGCACGACCACCTGAGGCGTCTGGGACGCCGACCCGTACCCGGTGGCCGCGCCCGGGGCCCCCGCTCCCATGCCGTACTGGCCCGGCGCCGGCGTCGACACGAGGCCGGACATCGTCCGGTCCCTCCCGAACTCGCCGCCGGCCAAAGCCATCTCCGGCAACAGGCCGGTCAGGCCCTGCAACTGGCCCCGCAGCGCCGGAATCTGAGCGTCGATACCGCGCTGGAACCCGGCAATGACCATGCGGCCCGCCGGGGTCAGCAGTCGCTTGTCGACGTTCTCCGGGCCCTTCCAGCTCGTCAGGCTGCTGGTGAGGTCACCGAGGGTGTTCTTGACGGAGCTGAACATCCCCTTCACTCCGTTGATGAAGCCGCGGATCAGCGCCTTGCCCGCGCCGATCAGTACGCGGCCCATGTCGCCGAGGGCATCCTTTGCCCGCCCTGGCAGTCCTCGCACCCACGACACCAGTGACAGGGCCTGGCGGACGGCCGCGTCCTTGGCTGACCTCCACCAGCCGGACATCAGGCTCGGCAGGGTTCCGAACCAGTTCAGTACGCCCTTGATCGCGTTGACAGCCGACGTGATCCCGGCCTTCACGGCCGACCACACGGCCTGGACGATCGACCGGAACGTCTCGCTCTTCTGGTAGGCGATCACGACGGCCGCGGCCAGGGCGATGATCAGGGCGATCACGATGCCGATCGGGTTCGCGGCCATGACCGCGTTGAAGATGAGCTGTGCGGCTGCCCACGCCCTGGTCGCGGCCGAGGCGATCGTCATCGCCAGCGCGTACGCCTTCACCCCGAGCGCGATGATCGCGAACGCGGTACCGATCGCCGCGAGGACGTCGGGCGGAATCATGTTGATCAACTGTGCGAGCCACATCGCGACCTGCGACGTGACCCCGATCAGCGGCGAGAGAGCCACCAGCAGCTGCAACGCCGCCTGCGCGAAGGTGCCCAGGACGCCCGCGCCTTGCTGTGCGAGCGCGAGGAACTGAGCGAAACCGGCGGAGCCCTTCAGGGAGGTGCCCCAGGAGGCGAACGCGCCGGTCATCTCGACCAGGCCGCCCGTCACTCCGGCCGATGCGGGCAGGAAAGCTTGCAGCAACCCCCCGATGCCCACCGCGATGTTCTTGATCGCGGTGAGGAAGTTCTTCAGGGCCGGGCCCGAGGCCGCGGCCATGTCCGCCGCCCACTCCTTGAAGCCGGCGCTCTTCACTCCGCGGCCGACGTCGTCGAGGAACCCGCCGATCGCCCCTGCCGCTGCCTTCACGAACGGGGTCAGCGAGGGCAACAGGGCCCTCAGGATCTCGATGCCCTTGGTGAAGACGGGCATGGTCGTGGCCGACATCTCGTCCGACCACGCCGCATAGTCGCTCTTCAGGCCGATGAACGCCTTCGCGGTCGCCCGCGTCGCCGGGGGCATCGCGGCCAGCGCGTCGTTATACGCCTTCTGCTTCTCCGCAGCGTCCTTGGAGCCCGACGCCGCGGCCTTCTGCGCCTCCTCGGCCAGCGAGGCAGCGTTCGCGATCTCCTCCAGCTGCGGCTTCGCAGCGAGTTGGAACGCCTTCGCCGCCAGACCGGCCGCAAGGAAGCCCGCGGTCAGCCCGCCCACCGCGGTCCCCACCGCAGCCACTGCCGGCACGCCGACGCCGATCGCGACCACGGCCGCGCCGACCTGCTTGAGGGCGCCGACCGCGGAACGGGCACCCCGGCCGATCCGGTAGGCGAGGGATTGCCCCATCGCCTCCGACTCGGTCACGAAGCGCCCGTTCATGTCCCGCAGCCGGCCGTCCACATCGCGCGTCAGGCCGCGCAAGGCGAGCTGCGCCTCGTTGAGGCCGTTCATGAAGCCGGACTCGTCGGCCCGCAGGCCCGCGACGAGTTCACCGAGGTTGAGCGCCATGGCCTCCCCCCTTCACTGGCTTGGCGGGCTGGGGAGGAGGTGCAAAGTGGCGCTGCACGCGGGATTCAGCGGACAGCAGGCCACCGATGCGGATGCGCAGCCACCGCCAGGAGCGGCGACGCAGGATGCCGGTCTCGACGTCGATGCCGTAGACCTCGTGGAGGTCGGCCTCGATCAGCGCCCAGTTCTCCAGCAGGGCATCCCAGGTCAGCCCCTTGATGCCTTTCGGCTTCGGCCGCCACCCTTGCGGCCGCTCGTAGTACTCGAAGAGCCCCGTCGCTGGGTCTTGTCGCCCGCCGCCGATCCATTCCTCTTGCTCTGCTGGCGGCGTGCTTCCCGGTTCGGGGCCAGTCGAGAAGGGTCCCCGGCCGCCTTCCAGTACGTGAGGGCGTCGTCCACGCCTGAGGTGATCCAGAACATGGCGGTGAGGCCCGCGTGCCGGATCCAGGCCCACTCGATGCCGTCCTCCAACAGCTCGTCGTAGACGGACCCGAGGCACATCCGGAAGAGGTCGAGCTCCTGGCCGTCGTCGAGGGCCTCGACGTCCGGCGGGGCGCCGCCCATGACGGCCTGGACGGCGACGGTGGCGATGCGCTGGATCCGCAGGCCGTCCTCACCGGACGGCGACGGGATCGTGTACGTCTTGCCCTGGATCGGCAGTTCGAGGCTGTTGTCGAAGAGGTCGTCCAGAGCCTCAAACCTGGCCGCCATCAGGGAGTGACCGGGTTCGTGATCGAGGTGAGGGGCCCGCTTCCGGCCCATGTCACCTGGACGATGTCCTGGTCCCGGGCTTCGTCGTTCTGCGGCTCCCACGTGGGGACCGCCTTGCCCTGATACGCCTCGGGCAGCCCGTCACGGTCGTAGAACCGCAGCCGCGTCTTGTTCGCGTCGCCGTAGCCGACGGAGTGCTGCCGGATCCGCTCGTGCACCGGGCTGAAGGAGGTGCTGTCGGGGGCCTTCTTCCGCTTGAAGCTGGCCGTGACCTCCCAGTCCTGGCCCGTCTTGTTGGCGTCGCCCCAGCCCTCGCCGTCGTAGTCGGCGTCGTCCTCGATGTTCGGCGTGATCGTGTAGTTGAAGGCCGTCATGCCGAAGACGGCGCCCCAGTCAGGGGTGTCGTCGTCATCCATGTTGACTTCCAGGATGAAGCGGCGCGCGAGTGCGGTCTCAGTCTCGGTCGGCGTCGACATGACGCGTCCTCCTACTCGTAGAGGTGGGGTGCAGGGCGCGTCGTGCGCGCGTAAAAATTGGCGGCGATCTCCTGGCGGCCGTGGGTGTCCTGGCCCATGGGCGCCTGTGACTGCCGCCAGATCAGGGAGACGTGGACGCCGCCGAGGACGAGGCCGCGCCGGTTGTGGAGCAGCGCGAAGAGGTCGTCCGCCAGGTCGTCGACGTCGCGCGGGTCCCGGCCGCACCGCATGCGCGCCTGGATGCCGGTGATCGCGTCCGTGAGGTCGGTGTCTTCGACGGGGTACGCGGTCAGGACGATGACCCGCTCGGGTTGGTCGGGCAGGACGGTGAAGATGACGCCCGTCTCGTCCGCGCCGTACACGCCGTCCGGGCTGAAGACAGCGAGGCCAGCGTCCGCAATCAGTGCGGCGAGCCCTCCGAGGAGGTCCGTGGTGTAGCCCACCGGTCACCTCCGGGCATACGAAACGCCCCCGTGAGGGCAGGGGCGTCAGGGGGGGGAGAGTTCAGCCGCGCAGCCACCGGCGCAGCGGCACAGCCATCAGCCGGAGCATGACTTCGCGTTCGTCGTTCATCGGGTCTTCGAGGTACTTCGCCTTGCGGCCGGGCAAGTGCTTCCAGTCCATCTCTTCGTGCTGCCGGACCGCATAGATCGTGTCGTACGTGATTACGCCGTTCAGGCCGTCGACGCTGACCTTCCCGGAGCGCTGCAACGTGTCCTCGTCGAGAGGCACTTGCGCCTGCGAGACCCCAAGCGTGTGCTCCAGGGCCTTCTCCAGGCCTTCGGAGGCCAGACGGCGACCGCGGGACGTCCACAGCCGGTGGCCGTTCCACGTCATGTGCGCGTACTGCGTCACTGGAGATGCACCTCCAGGTGGCTCGGCGCGGGCAGGAGGCCAGGGTCCTGAGGCGCGTCGGTGATAGCGAGGGTCGTCCGGCCGGAAGGCAACTGCACCCGCGACTTCGCAGGGCAGACCGCGTCCGGGAGAGCCCAGAAGGTGGCCGAAGAGGTGACCTGTTCCCCCGACGGTGAGACGACTACGTGCGTCCTCTCTTCAAGCCAGCACTGCACCGTGACCGGAGCCGCGTATTTCCGCCCGTACGGGCCCTCGCCCTCCCAGGCCTCGACGGTCACCTCGTGCTGGAGGAGGAAGCCGGGGATCAGCACTGCACCACCAACCCCAGGACGAAGATCTCCCGCGTGAGGTCCGGACTCCGGAGCGCCTCCATCGCCGTCTCGGCGACCTCACGGCCCGACGAGGAGGAGCCGGAGCCGGACGAGCCGCGCGACAGAGACAGGGACCCCAACTTCACGGAATCCCACTGCCCTCCAGCCCCCAGCTCGTCACCGGTCTCCGCCCACCACTGCACCTGCGCGCACACCGCGTCCGCGAAGGCCTCGCGCACGACGGTGTTCGAGGGGTAGCCGTCCTCGTCGACCTCGAACCAGCACAGCCGGAAGACGTCGCTGTCGAGGAATCGTGAGGCGCGGCCGAGCCGGGCCTCGATGTCCGCCGGCGGGGTCTTCCCGGTGTAGGTCTGGTAGTCCGCCGATGTCGCGTAGTTCCGGGCCACCGGGCACCCCCTCTACGCGCTCGCGCCGATGAGGACGACGTCGTACGTCACCGCGGTGCCAGCACCGGAGTTGCCGATACGCAGCTGATCGCCGGTGCCGGGGGTCACCGCGTACCCAACGGCGTCGGCCTCCCCGGCCCCGAGGGCGAGGAACCCGCCGGGCCGGACGGTGACCGTGTGCGCGGCCCCGCCCACCCACGAGACGAAGCCGTTCGACGTCGCGTTGCCGACGATCACGTTGTTCGTGTTCCCGACGGCCGCGGCGACGTACAGCAGCTTCAGCCGGGCGAAGGTGAGCGTCGCGCCGAACGCATCGGCCAGGACGCCCGCAAGGTCAAGATCCTCCGTGGCCGACGCCGCGAGGGTGCGCCGGTCGTGGAACACCTTGTCGGCCTTGCCTGCTCCGACGCCGGAGGTCAGGTTCACCGCGCGCCGGATGGCCAGTGGCACCGACCCGGAGGCCAGGTCGAGTGCCGAGGTGAGGTCCGCGCTCGCCGCGAAGGAGTACTGGCTGGTCAGCGGCATCAGCTATCGCCTCCGTCCGCGTACTTCGCGGCCAGCTCGTCACGCGTGGCCTTCTCCGCCTCGTCCTCGTCCAGGCCTTCCTGGATGGCGTAGGCCTTCCAGTCCGCCTTGGACGCCGACTTGGCCGGCCTCTCCAGCACGACGGGCTCAGGCTCGCCCTGCTCGGACTCCTCGACGTGCCAGGCGGTCGCCGGATCGGCGGCCAGCGCCTCCAGCTCCTCGGCTCGGGCGCTGCCCTTGGCCGGGCGTTCCCGCTCGGCGATGTGCGAGCCGGAACCGCGTACGTAGGTCGTCGCCATGGTCACACCTTCAGCCCGGTCTGGACCGCGTGGGCCTTCTCGTTGCCGTACTTGAGGCCCACCTCGCCGTACAGCTGTGACTTGTCGGACGCTCCGGTCTTGGCGAGCGGCTCCTCGAAGAACACGCCCTTGCCGGGGATGTTGAGGAAGACCGGCATCAGCTGCTCCAGGGAAGCCACCGTGATGACGTCCTGCGGCATGTGCCGGTCCATCATCACGGACAGGGTCCCGAAGTCCGTGACGATCGTGTCCACCGCGACACCGCCGACCGTGCGGGACGTCTCGTGGTACTGGCCGTACGCCGCGGCGAAGGCCTTCGTGACCGCGCGACGCTGCGCCGAGTTGACGATCAGCGTCGCGGTCTCCTGCTCGCTGATGCCGCCGTTGTCGTAGGCGAGCTGGAGCAGGTCCGAGACGTGGTCCGTGGTGAGGGCGGTCTCCCACGGGTTGGTGTAGGCGATGCCCGTCGCGGTGCCGAGGGTGAGCGCCGCCCCGCCGAGGCTGGTGGCGACCTTGAAAGCGTTCGTGGTCTTGGACACCACGTAGTATGTGCGGCCCGCGACGATGTTGGTCGCGGCACCGGTCGCCGTGAACACGATCTTGTCACCGTCCGCGAGGGCGGTCGCGGTCTCCGTGATCGTGTCCGTCGCCGAGGTCAGCCCCGTGACGCTGACACCCCTTGCGATGCGGTTCGTGGTGATCGCGGCCAGCAGGCCACGCGTCTGCCGGGCGGTCGCGTTGGTCGTCGGGTTGGCGTGCGAGCCGTTGATGAAGCTGTAGTTCACGTCCAGCGCCATCTGCTTCAGCGCCTGCGCGATCTGCCAGTCCAGCTCATTGGTGACCGGGTTGTCGCCACCGTTGTGGTTGAACGGAGCCGACTGCGGCGAAGCGACCTGGCCGATCGCGGCCTGCTTCGTGTAGGAGACGGAGACCTGCTCCTGGTGGATCTGCACGACGTTCTTCACGTTCCCGCGGGCCCGCTCCTCAGCGGTCGGCGCATCGGCGCCCTCCACCCTGGTGCGCTGCGCCGGGTCACGCAGGTCGTAGCTCTCCCACTCGAACTCGGTCGACGTCGTCATGCCGCCGCCAGTGAGCCCGCCGATGGCCGACAGCACCGGGGTGTCCGCCGGTGTCAGGGCGAACAGTTCGCCCGTGTAGTTGGGGAGGTTGAACGTCGTTCCCATCCCGGTGATGCCGCCGGCCATGGTGACTCCTTACGTGGTCTGAGCGGCAGCCTTCTGCCGCTTGAGTGCGATGACGCGCGTGAAGTTGCGCGCCTTGGTGGCCTCTTCGATCTGCTTGTCGAGGGAGGCGTTCTGGTCGCCGGAGCCGCCTCCGCCGCCCATGTCGCCGCCGGAGCGGCCGGCCCCGGGCGGGGCGAGCTTGGCGAACTTGGTGACGGCGGCCTTGATGGCCTTGTCGTCGACCTGGCCGTCCTCGCCTACGAACTTCTTGAGGTCGATGAACTCGGCGAACTCGCTGAGGTCGACGCCCGCGCGCGCTGCGTGGGCTTCGAGGCGGGCCTGAGCGATCTGGGGGATGGCCTCGGCGAGGGCGGCCGTGCGGCCTGCCTTCTCTGCCGCGGTGACGGCCTTCTCCTGCTCGCTCATGGTCTCGGCCTTGAGCTTCTCCAGCTCGGTCGCGGCGTTGGCGTTGGCCTTGGCCCGCTTCTCCCACTCTCGGGAGTGCGCCTTCCAGTCCGTGTCGTCGCCTGCGCCGGATCCTGCGCCGCCCTGGCCTCCGGCCGTGCCGGAACCCTGGCCGCCGTCGACGGAGCCTTGACCGCTGGCCCCGCCCTGGTCTCCAGCGCCTGAGCCGCCGTCACCGCCGCTGCTCGCGCCGGATCCGGAGCCGCCTTCGCCCGCGCCGTTGCCACCCGCGATGGCGTAGATCGGCGAGCCGTTGCGGCGGAAGCCGAGCACCTCCATCGAGTGGTGCGTGGCGAGCGGGTGCTTGAAAGGGTGCTGCATGGGTGTTCTCCCTTTTCGGGATGTCCGGCGGTCGCCGTGCGGCGGGTGCCGGGAAGCGTGAGAGCCCGTACGTGACGGGTGGAATGGGTGAGTCCGCCGTACTGTCGAGTCATGTCCGTTTTCGTGAAACTGGTCGACGGGGTCACTGAGCTCCAGGACCCGAAAGACGGTTGGACCAATCGTTGGGTCTCCAGCTCAGCCGCTCAGTACGAGTACAAAATCCATGACAGCGGGGCTCTGCTGATCTTGGTCAAGAAGGGCGGTGAGATGAAGAAGACCGAGGTGACCTTCGCTCCGTCCGCGTGGTTGAAAGTGGGCGGAACGGCGTTCACAGGCCTGATGTAGCTCAGCGGGCGACGCCGATCTGCTCGCGCGCTGGCTTACGCCGCAGGTCCTCGTGCGCGGCCACGTGCTCGCGCTGCGCGGCCTGCCACTTGCGGACGTACGCCCCGGCCCGCTTGCGCGCGGACTCGTCCATGGCGGCGGCCTGCTCACGCTTCCAGCGGCGGATGTGCCGCTCGATCTCGCGCTGCCGCTGCGTGTCCTCGTACGTCGTGCCCGGGGTCGCATGGTGCGGCGGCCGAGTGGTCACGCCCGGCAGGTACGCGCCGAGGCTGTGGCGGCAGTTCGGATGGAAGAGGCCTGCCGCGCGGGCTTCGACGAGGCTGCCCGCGACGTGCACGGCGACCGTTCGCGTGGGTGCGAACAGGCCCGAGGGCTGGATTGCGTGCTCCGCGCGGATCGTCTGCGGGCCCGACTGCTGCCCGAGCGTGAGGATCTCGCCTTCCCACGCCCTGCACAGCGGGCACTCCAGCGGGGCATCGGAGACGATGACCAACCCCACGTTGATCTCGGCGAGAGCGTCGATGTGGCCCTCGATCGCCGCCCGGGCGGTCACGCTGCGCACGGCCATCTCGGCGTACGCGGCGAGCTCCCAGTTCCGGCCGGACCGGTCCGTGAAGCCGGACACGCCGCGCTGCGCGAACTGGTTCAGGGCCCGCTGGGAGGCTTGGCGGCGGGTCACTGCGCCGAGGAGCGGGCCGGAGGACACGCGGCTGATTACGCCCCGGTAGGTGTCCACGACCGCGCGGGTGATGCGCTGGTACAGCGGGCGGGTGTCGGCGGCGTACGACGCGGCGAGCCGGTCGACCGCCGGGGCGCCCGGCAGGATCCGGCGGGCCTGGAGCTCGCGGCCGATGTCGAGCGCCCCCAGCTCGGCGACGGCGGCTTGCCTCCCGCGCCCGTACGCCTCCGTGAGTGCCCGCGCGACGGCCCCGTTCGCATCGGTCTGAAGCGCCGTGGTGACCTCCTCGACGGCCTCGCGGAGGTCACCGATGGAGCGGGCCTTGATCTCCGCCCACAAGGGCGAGTCGATGCCCTCCTCCAGGGCCTTGCGGAGCCGCTCGATGATGGACAGCTCGGCGTCCGCGTACAGCGTGCTGATGGCGGCGGCGAGATCCTCGGCCATCGCGGGCGACACGGGCATCGGCTACGCCTCCCCGTCGTCCTCGCCCTGCTGCTGGCCGGCGGACGAGGGGAAGCCGGGGCCCGGTCCTTCGGCGCCCGTCAGAGCGGGGTCGGCGAGCGCCGATTCCTTCTTCATCAGGGCCACTTCGGCCTTGATCTGGTCCTTGTCCCAGTCGGGATGGACCATGGCCACCAGCGTCTCCTTCGAGGCGGCCTCCGCGCGGGCGATCAGTTCGGCCGCGGTCGCCAGCTCGATCGGACCCTCGGTCACGCCGTCCTGCAACTCGACCTTCGGCGGGGTCAGGTCCAGCCCGCCCACGCGGAACCGCGGCCCGGACAGGACCGCGAGGAACGCTGCGCAGATGTCGGCCACGCCCGGCCCGCAGTACTTGCCCTTGCGGCCGGCAGTGCTGAGTGAGCGCCGGTTGCGGGCCTTGACCTCGGTCGCCGTGACGGCCTGCCCGTCGGACTCCCCGAAGGTGCCTGCGGAGTAGCCGGCCTGCCGTACGGCCTGTTCCATCAGGGACTGGCAGGTGTCGCGGTGCTGCTCGACGCGGATCTCGAACTGGACGATGGTCAGCGGGTTCGGGTCGCCCGGCCGCTGGAGCATGTTGAGCCCGGAGTAGATCCGCCGCTCCTCGTTCCAGGCTGCTCCCTGCCCGGGCCCCATGGATTCGAGCATCGAGTTGGGCACGATGAGTCGGCCCTTGCCGTTGTCGACGTCCCGCATCCACGACGAGTACGTCGCGTCGAGGGCGTCCATGAGGCCTTCGATGCCCTGGAAGTCCGACTGTCCCCAGTACGCGGCTGTGGGGATGTGCCTCCAGGCGCGCGCGGGGCGCACGTTGGGGATGTAGGTGGCGGTCAGGTGCTTCGGGGCGCCGGTGTCGAGGCCTCCCTCGGCGTCCACCATGGCCGCGAGGGGCGCCGTGATGGGGTGGTCGGCGAGCGGGCGCACCATGCCGAGCGATCCGGCTGAGCCCTCGTAAAGGCCGTGGTAGATCCGGCCCTTCTCGTGGCGTTCCAGGTGCCTGAACACGCGCCGGTCGTCAGCTGATTCGGACTCCAGCACGGTCCAGAACGTGACCGCGCGCAGCCGCCCGTAGGCGAACTCCGGCACTGCCCGGTCTGCGGCCACGGTGTCGATCCATGGTCGGTCGGACACGTCTTCGTCCCACACCACGCGCAGGTAGACCCCGCCGAGCGCGGCGCAGACCTCTCCAGCTTCGAGGAGAGTCGGCTGAAGGCCGGTCTCCAACAGCGTGTCGAGGGCGTCCTGAGTCGCGTCGCTCGCGTCTTCCGCGGCCGTGATCGTCGGGGGTTCGGAGAACAGCAGCTCGGCGGACGTGCGGGCGATGTCTCCGGCGAGCGGGACGTGGAGCTTCTCGCGCTTCTCGCCCTCGGGGGTCGGGTTGCCCCAGAACCAGCGGGCCAGCTTGCCGACTACGCCGCCGCGGTGCTGCGCGGGCCGGTCGACGGCTTCGCGGTAGCCGCGGCCGAGGTAGCGCTGTTCGAGCCGGTCGGGCTCGGAGGAGTACCAGGCGTCCCAGTCGGCGAGGGCGACCTGGACCCGCTCGTCAGTCGGGGGCCACGGGGTATCTGCGGTGGGCAGAGGCATTACGCGGCCACCTCCAGGAGCATCGGGATGTGTGGCCGCCACAGGGCCTCGGTCGTACGCACGCCGTACCGGAGCGCGTCGCAGGAGTGGTCGTCCTGCTTGATGGGCTTGTCCTCGCCCTTCTCCGCGGCCTCGTCGTCCCAGCTGTAGCCGGGGAGCTCATCGATGAGCCCGGCGCAGGAGCGGTGGATGCGCAGCCGGTCGGCGGCGAGTAGCGAGGCCACGGTGCGGATGCCGTCGAGGACGGTGTTCTCCGCCGGGACGACGCCCGGGGTGTTGTCGCGGTGCAGCTGCTCGATGAACGACGCGGCCGAGGGGTCGACGACGGTGAACTCCGGCCGTACGCCCTGCCCGTTCAGCCAGACGCGGCGGGCCGCGGAGTATTCGGCGTCCGTCATCTGCCGGCGCGCGGTGCGCGAGTCGTGCCGGTACTCGGACGTGACGTAGATCCGCTGATCCGCGCCGAGGCCGATCATCAGGTCGGCGAAGGGGTTGACGGTGCCGTAGTCGATCGCGTCGCACAGCCAGCGGGTGATCGTGGGGATCTCGTCGACCACATGCCGTGTGGAGTCGAAGGACTCGTAGATGGCGCCCTCGGACATGACCCAGTGGCCGAGGATGTACCGGCGGTACCAGAGGCCGGTGAAGGCGGCCTTCATGCGCGCCTTGTACTCGTCGGTCAGCGACGGGTTGTCGTCCATGACGAAGTGCCACGAACGGATGCCCAGTTCATCGGACTTGTTGAGCCACTCCTTGCGCAGCCAGTGGCCCGGGTTGTCGGGGTTCGTCGTCCCGAAGATCAGCGCGCCGGGCACGCTCATGCGGTCGACGAGGCGCTTGAAGAACTCCTTCGGGAGCAGCGTCATCTCGTCGACGTACGCGCCGGCCCCGGTGAGGCCACGCAGGCGGCCCTCGGCCTTCGCGTCGTTGGCGGTGATGACCTCGATCTGCTTGCCGAGGATCCAGGCCACCGAAGCGCCTCGGGTGTACTTCACGGTCTTCGCCGCGGCACCGAAGAGGCTCGGGTCGGTGAGGGGCCCGAAGACGTTGCGGCTGACGGTGTCGAACGTCTTGCCGACAACGACGAGTTCGCCCCCGGGAGGCGCGTTCTCCACGTACATCAGCCAGCGGAGCAGGCTCGCGATCGTCTTGCCGGAGCGGACTGAGCCGTCCCAGACGTTCAACCATGAGGTCGAGCGGGCGATCGAGATCTCTTGCTTCTCGGAGAGGCCTGGGCTATCCGTCCCCATGGCGGTCTCGCAGCTTGTCGAAGAGGTTCGTCAGCAGCGAGCCGACCTCCTCCGTGTCGTCTCCGTCGGTCGACGGGACGAGCTTGAGGGACTTCTCCACGGCGATCCCGGCCGCGGTCATGAGCGCCTTCTTGTCGATGGCCGGCGGCTCGTTGACTTCGCGGTGTTCGTACGTGTTGTCCTTGCCGCCGAAGTTGTAGATCACAGCGGGCGCCCACACCTGCTCCGTGAGCCGGAGGGCGTCGTCGGTGAGAGCGTCGGCGAGGATGGCGCGCTTCTCGGCGAGTTGGGCGACGCGGGCGCGGGTGGCGTCCTCGGTCATCGTGGTGTCGAAGACGAGGCCGAGGTCCTGCGCGATGACGGAGACGGTGCGTTGGGCGCGGCCGATCTCGCGGGCGATCTCGTTGCGGCCCATGCGCAGGGCGTGCAGCTCGCGTACGAGCCGATAGTCCTCTTCGGTGACGGGCCGGTTCTGGTTGGGCACGGTCACCTCCGGGCATGCGAAGGCCCGGCCACGCACGGGCGCGGGCCGGGCCAGTCAGCGAGCGGGCTACTGCGCGAGCAGCCGCGCCTTCTGCGCCTCGAACTCGGCGGGGCTGAGGATGCCTTGGTCTCGAAGCGCCGCGAGCTTGGTCAGCTCGTCAGCGAGCGAGACCGGAGCGGCGGAGGCCGGCGCTTGCGGTGCGTGCTGGCCCGCGATCGCGGCGTCCAGGGCTGCGCGCAGCTTCTCGAACTCCGGCATCTGCTTCTTGGTGAAGATGACGGAGTTCTCATCCTTGGATGCGTCCATGGTGCGGTGGCCCTTTGCGGCCTGCCGGTCGGCCCCGCCGATGGACATCTGGATGAAGCCGTTGGTGAGTGCCCCCGGGGGCTTCCACTGGACGGCGCTGATGGAGCTGATGTGGAGCTTCTTCTCGCCGCGGCCGTGTGTGGCGCGGCCGAGGAACCCTTCGCGGGTGATGGTGACGTACTGGCCGTCGAAGGCGATCTGTCCGCCCTGGCCTGCTGCTTTGATCACGTTGTGCCCCCCTTACTGGTGGGGGCATGGTGGCACGAGTTGTGCAGGTTCGGGAGGGGAATGACGAAGGCCCACACGGTGGTGGGCCTGTTGTGTCCGGGCACGCCGGACGTGAGGTCAGGATGCGTCATGATCGCGCGGAACGCAACTACGCGTGCGCGCGGGGGATCACGCGCAGGGGAAGTGGGAGGCCGGGTAGTGGCCCGCGCAGTTCCGGCAGTAGTACGTGCGGGAGTCGACTCCGAGGCGGGCCAACAGGCGTGCGATCACGTCTCGTTCACCTCCTCCACAACGTGGAGATGGGTGTGACCGGGTCGCTTGCCGAGAGCGAAGCTGTAGATCAACATCCCCTTCTGGGTTTCAGAAGGGGTCACGCTGACAGGCTCTTGACCTGCACATTTCCTACAGGAGGGGCGCCCCAGCACCGGTGGGGGAGGGGCGGACTTTCCGGGCACCCGCCGCACGTGCCACCAGACGGCCACGGCGCCGGCCCCCCACACGAACAGCGGACCGGCCGTCGGCGACACCGCGAATACGGCCGCCGTCACGACGCCGACGAGGACGACCAGGACGCACGCCCCGGCCGCCCTCGACGGCTCCTCCGGCTCGACGGCCGGCTTCTTCTTCGCGCTCACCGGATCGCCGTGTAGAGGCGCTCGCCGCACCAGTTCGCGGCCGTCGCGAGCGGCACCGCGGCGAACCCGGCGACGCCCGCAGACGTGCCGAGGGTGATGCCGCACCAGGCGCCGAGCTTCAGGGTCTTCGAGTTCTCCTCGCTGGCCTTCTTCACGGCCGCGATGAACACGGCGGTGGCGATGAGCACGAGGGCCGCCCCGGGGCTGGACAGCGGGACGAACGTCTTGGCTCCGGCCTGTTGGCCGACGGACTCTCCGACGCCCCAGACGAGGGCCGCGTCGCCGAGCCAGTTGGACAGGCCGAGGACGGTGCTGGAGGCGGTGCCGATGAGGCCGCCGATGCCGAGGGTGGTGAGGCAGCCGTAGCACCAGGAGACGAGGAACGGGAGCAGCTTGGACGCGTGCTTGAGGGGGTCTTTCATCAGCTGCTTGCGGCCGGGGTACCAGAGGGTCAGTTGGTAGCCGAGGACGATGAGGCCGACGGTCACGCCGCCGAACGTCACGTAGTTCACGGTGGGTCCTTCAGCGGAAGACGGCCGCGACGTAGGCCGCGGCGAGGGCGATGAGAGCGACGGTGCACGCGGCGGGCGCGAGGTAGAGGCCTCGCGCGCGGCGGGGTGCGACGGCGTAGAGGCCGGCCGCGCCGAGGGCTGCGACGGTCGGCCAGATGATCAGTCCGGCAGTGGCCATGACGGGCTTCGTCGGACGATGGTCGGACGCTGCGGACGCGGCGTCGGACGGGCGGGTGTGACGGTCGGACGCGGCGTCGGATTTTCCCTGTACGGCGTCGGAATCTCGCGCTGGACAGAGCCGCGCTCGGGCTCCTGGCCTGCGTCATACCGTGTGATCCAGTAGCGGGTGATCGTCGGACGGACCGCGTCCGGGCAGCGCTCGGTCTCCCACGCCTGGCGGTAGGTGCCGGCCACGATGCGCATGGCGGTGCGCACGGCGTCGGAGACGTTCATACCGGTGCGGAGCATGGTCTCCAGGTCGTCATACAGCTCTGCGTCGACCTTGACGGAGAGGGCCTTGCCGATGTCGGGGGGTGTGCTCATGAGGGGCTCCAGTGAGGAGGCCGGGCCCGCAGAGGATGTGGGCCCGGCCGGTCTGGTGGGGGTCAGCGGGTCCAGCGGGTGAGGCGCCAGCCGCCGCGCTTCTCGTTGGCGCGGTCCTGGTCCTCCCAGGCCTCGCCCTGGCGGTCGGCGGCGCGGGCTCCGCTGGTCTTGTGGCTGCGGAAGCGGCTCGCGAGGCCGGTGACGCTGACTCCGGCGGCGGGATAGCTGCGGCTCGACTTGTCGCGGCGACGGCTCATGAGCGGCCGCCCGTGATCTGGCCGGAGCCCGCGCAGGGGCCGGTGCACGGCCGCCAGACGCTGCTGTAGATGGTGACCGGGTCGCCTTTGTGGTCGGTGGCCGGCCTGCTGGACTCCTCGTACGACCCAGCGTCGCCGTTGCAGGTCGGGCACGGGACGGTCTGCTGCTCGCTCATGCGGACGCCGCCGCTTCAGGGCTGGGCCGCTCAGGGGGTCGATCGGTACGGTTGGCCATCAGGGCCTGCCTTTTCGTGAAGGTTGAGGTGGGCCTGGCCCCGTCCCGGAGCGCCAACTCAGCGGGACGGGGCCGTTGTGCATTAGCAGCCGGGCTGCTTCCTTGAATGTATGGGACCCCCTACACTCGTGGCAAGCGGCCCGCCCAACCGAGATGAGGCCGGGTGTGACCGAGGAGGCTCAGCGGGTGATCAACGCCATGGACGAGGTGGAGGCGATCCCTGACCCGGAGGAGCGCGCGAGGGCGATCAGCGAGGTGCTCGCCGACCAGGCAGCGCGGGCGAAGAAGTGGCGGGACGACCGCCGGAAGTTCGTCCTGGAGCAGCGCGCGAAGAAGCCCAAGGCTGTGCCCTACCGGAAGATCGCGGCGATGCTCGGGGTCTCCCTACGCACGGTGCAGGACATCGAGGCGGGCTACTCGGGGTCGGGAAAGAACCGGCCGCGGGCGACGCAGGCCGAGGAGTAGTAGGGCGTACGAGAGCCCCCGCCGGAGGTGTCGGCGGGGGCTTCGTCGTGCCTACGCGGAGACGGTCTGGACGTAGTCGTAGACCAGCCTCGGGACAGCGCCTGTCTGGCGTGAGCGAAGGCGATAGATGGCGCGCACGCCCGGGTCGTGATCGGGAGCGATGACCAAGCCGAGATCAAACCACGGGCTGATGGGCCAGCGCTCGGTCTGGCCGTCGAACGGACCGCCGGTAAAGACGACTTCAAGGGTGGGCACGGGCCCAGCCCCTTTCTGTTGAGGGCAGGCCCCGCGCCTACATTCAGGCTAAGGCACGGCGCTGACACTGCGCCCCAGTACGCGCTCAGGCCACGGCGGGCTGCCCGCCCCACACGTGCCCGCACGAGGTGCACCGAGCGACCGGGGCCGCGCCCGCGCCCCCGTGAAGGTTGAGCCGGCCGCCACACTCGGGGCACGGGCGAGCGAGGGGCGCAGTCCGCTCGCCGATGTCGAGCGCGGACTCAACGCGCAGGGCGCAGCCGCGGGCAACGCTGGCGATCAGGTCCTGGTTAAGCGGGCTGAGGGGGCGGAAGGGCCCGGGGCTGCCCTGGACGCGGCCGAGGAGCCACAGCGCAGCGTACGGAGCGTCCGGGCGGGCCCTCGTCCACGACCAGCGGCGAGGGTCGCGGCGATCCTGCATCACCAGCAGCTCGCGGCGGTCGCGGTCGGCCTTCGGGTAGCCGGCCGGGAGGGGGCCCATGACGGGGCGTTGGACGCTGCCCGCGATCTGGTCGGCGCAGTGCACGAGGGCGGCCCGGACAATGCGCATCGTCTCGTGGACGGGGAGCCTGATCGGGATGGGCCGCTCGCCGATCTGGCTCGGGTCCCGCTCCAGGGTGCGCAGTGCGAGTGCCTCGTGCCGCTCGCGCGCCAGCTGCTCGGCGTCGGCCTGGTCGAGGGCGCGGAGGTAGTCGCTCATGCGGCCGGCGGGGGGCCAGGTTGGGGCGCTGCCTCCGCCGAGGGCGTCGGCGAGGTCGGGCCAGTGGAGGATGACGGTGGAGAGGTTCGCGGTGGTGGTCATCGTGGGTGCTCCTGTGGTGCGCGGGGGCGGTACGGTGATCAGCACCGAAGGGGCGCCCTGGTCTGGCCGGACTGTGTGGGCGCCCCTGCCGTGTGTTCAGGAAGCGGCAGGTCCGTGGACGCAGTTGCCTGCCGTGTCGTAGCCCGCGTGCGTCTCATCGGTGCAGGTCGGGCGGATCGCTTCGTGGAGTTCGATGAGCCGTGCGTCCCACCAGCGGGCGAGGCTCGCTCCCAGCGGGGGCGGCCCGGCCTTCACCCACCGCTCGTACAGGTCGGTCACGCGGGCCAGTTCGCAGCGTGGGCAGACGGGTTGTCCGTCGCGTACGGGGATGTCGAGGCCGTCCCGCCCGTGCCAGTAGAAGCCGCAGGCCTCGTGGCTGTAGTACGGGCTGAGCGGCGGCTCGGTCGTGCCGAGGGCGGCGAGGGCCTGGTCCCAGTTCTCGAAGCGGACGGCGCGGTCGTCGAGGTACGCGGTCGCGGCGAGCTTCTCGTTCGTGACGAGGAGCGGGCCGCGTTCGTTCCAGAACGGGCCGTCGTGCCCGGTACGTACGTGGAAGCCGCGCGCGAGGAGCCAGGCGGCGACCTGGCCCACGTCCCGGGTGGTGAAGATGAAGACGGCGGTCTGGTCGAGGAGTTGGCGGAGGCCTTCGAGGGCGCCGGGCATGGGCTCGTCGTAGATGGTGCCGTCGGCCCATCCCTTGCTGTAGGCGTGGATGACGCCGTCGAAGTCGACTGCGATGGTCATCGGTCAGGCCTCCTTGGTGGTGGGCTGCTTGGTGCCGTCGATCGCCCGCAGCGCCTCGGCGAAGTGGTCCGCGCCGCACATCACGCAGTCCTGCCGCTCGCTGGGGTGGGTCTGGTTTCGGTGCCGCTCGGCCTCGACAAGCACCTTCGCCACGCGGGCGACGGCTGCTTGGTATTCGGCGAGGCTGCCCCACACGGCCTGCCCCGGCTGCTGCTCGGAGCCGTCGAGGGCGGCATGTACCTCGTCGAGCGCCTGGTCCCAGCCGTCGTCCTGGGCATTGGTGTGCGTGTTGTAGGGCGACCGGCTCGGCGACTTCTTGATGCCGCGCACGCGCTCGATGGCGGCCTCGGCCGGGCCGGGTGTGCGTACGGCGTCGCGCATCTCCCCCCAGGGCAGGGTGCGGATGCGCTCGTACTTCTCGTCGGTGGTGTGGCCATCCCACTCGGCGCGCGGGTCTCCGAAGTCGACGCGCTCGACGTGCTTCAGCAGGTCCATGTCGCGCGGGGAGATGTGCCAGGACAGTTGGCGGCTGGCGACGGTGAGGAAGAGCAGGTGCCAGCCGTCCTCGTCGTCGATGTCGAGGGCGGGGGCGAGGACGGCGTTCGGGCCGTGGAGGGTGGCGAGCCAGGCGAGGAGCTGCGCGCGTTCGCGGTACGCGCCGTCCCGCTCCTCGGTGAGGCGGTTGATGTCGCCTTGCTGGTCGAGGAGGGTCTGTGCGATGCGGGTGTGGTCGAGGTACTGGGTCATGCGTGGTGGCCCTTCCGTGTGCAGTGCTCGGGGTCGTGGTCGGCGCCGGCGGTTATGACGGCCGGGTCGCAGCACCAGGAGGCGAGGGCGAGTCGTACGGCGTCGTCCTGGTGGGTGGTGAAGTCCTGGGTGGGGCGGGTCGCGGCGTTGAGGCGGGCGTGTGCGGCGCGTAGTTCGTCGCGCTGGAGGGAGTGGTGGAGGATCGCGACGGCGAAGCCGATCGAGGCGGCGGCGAAGAACGCGACGTAGCCGACGCTGCGGTGCTGGTAGCTGACGGTGGCGCAGCGGAAGAGGCCGATGGCGAGGACGGCGTAGAGGGCGGCGAGGAAGTGGCCGAAGCGGCGGCTCATGGGCTGACCTTGATCTCGGCGAGCGGCACGTCTGCGACGAGTTGCGCGTACAGCTCCTGAAGGCGGGTCATGGCGCGGCTGTCGCGACGGTTGAGGAGGCGGCGCGCGGCGTCGGGGAGGGCGTGCCAGCAGTCGAGGCAGAGGTACTTCCCTGGGCCTTTGGGGCTGCGGCAGGAGGGGCAGGGGCTGTTCATCGGTTCCTCCAGGGCGTGCGTAGCCAGTGGGCGAGGGGGAGGCCGGCGGTGATGACGACCAGGGCGACGAAGGCGAAGACGGCGATCACGACGGCACCTCGGCGGCGAGTTCGAGGAGTACGTCCGCGTGGCACGGCTCGCCGATCGGGCACCAGCACATGAGGTCCCGGCCGACCAGCTCGGTGCGCACCGCTTCGACCAAGGACGGCCGCTGATCGAGGAGGCGGCGGTACATGGCGACGGCCTGCGCGCGGGTGGCGTCCAGCACCAGATGCGAGGTGATCGAGCCATCGGGGTGGACGTACCCGTGGTGCTGGCCCGACGTCTTGCCGAGGCGTCCCTCCTGCTCCCACTCGGAGCCATCGAGGGCGGGCATGCGGACCTGCGTGCAGGGGTTCCCCCAGCGGGAGCCGCGGCCGACGTACACGGCGCCGTGCGGTGCGCGCCAGCCCTTGACGCGGCGGCGCTGGATTCGGCGGGGCTGGTCGAGGGTGGCCTGTCGGGCGGTCATGATCACGTCTCTCTATGCGCGCGGGGCAGGCGGAACCGGATGAGCGCGGTCACGCGGTGTCGGCGTGGTGGTCGTTTTCGGGGTGTTGTGGTCGGTCGGGGTGGCTTCCGGTGGCGGGGTCGCAGCCGACGTGCGTGTCGTATCCGCGGTCGGATCGGAAGCCAGGGAGGGGCTTTTCGCAGACGGTGCAGGCGGGTTCGTCTGATGCCTGTGGTGCGGGTGTTCCCTCCCCGTCCCTCCTATGGGAGGGAGGGACGGGGGGAACGGGGGGCGTTCCTTGCGTTCCCTCCGTGTTACCGGGGAACGTTTGACCTGCGGCGTTACGCTCCTGTGATGCGTTCCGGGGAACGTTCCCGGGGAACGTGTCCGGGAACGGGTCGGGGGAACGCTGCGGGGGAACGTTGGCGTCATCCGCTTTGGCCTGGTTTTGGCGGAGTTTGACGATGCGGCTGACCTTCTCGGAGCCGGCCGGGATCTGAAGGTCGGCGAGCTTGGCCTTCACGACGCGGTTCCCGGCGTCCAGGGGTACGCCTGCGCGGTTCAGCGCGGTGCTGATGTACTCGTCGGTCCCGGGGATGGCCGCCATCCCGTTGACCGGTTCGTTCTCCCACGTCATGAGGACGTGACGGGTGCCGCCGAGTGCCCAGTGGTCGCCGTCGCGGCGGGCCTGGCGCAGCAGGACGAAGTTGTCCGGCCCGATGCCCGTGCGGGTGTGCGTGCGCTTCAGGACGAGCGTGCCGCCGCCCTGTGCGGACAGCTCCCACACGTGGTCGACGTCCTGCGTCTTGGCAGAGGAGCCTCGGCCACCGCGGTCCTTGTCCTTCCCGAAGTGGTCCAGGCGGACGGACGCGATGCGCTCCCGCTTCAGCGGCAGCAGGGTGTGGCGGTAGAGGTTCAGCCAGGTGTCGGCGTCGTTCTCGGGCCCGCTGATGAACCGGGACACGGTGTCGATGACGACGAGCTCGGCGCCGGTGGCTCGCACCAGGGCCACCAGGTCGGCTCCGCCGCCTGCGGTGTCGAGAGGCCGGATCGGCGGGAACGACGCGTACTTGAGCTGGCCCATGGCGCGGGCGTTGGCGCCGAAGGAGAGGAACCGTTCCTGTACCTGCTCCTGGCCGTTCTCCGCGTCGAGGTACAGGATGCGGACGGGCTCCTGCGGGCTGTCGCCGAGGAACGACTGGCCGGTGGCCATGCGCCACATCCACTCCTGCGTGAACAGGGACTTGCCGGCCTTGCCGTCGCCGACGAGGGTGATCTGCTGGCCGGGACCCATGAGCTTGCCGGGCAGGAGCTGGATCGCGCCGAAGTCGGTGAGGAAGAAGTCGTCCCAGTCGAGGAGGGACGCGACGAGGTGGGCGGGGCCGCGGCCGGTGTTCTCGCGGAGCTGCTCGCCCTGCTGGAACTTGGCGACGATCGCGCCGAGTTCATCGCCGTCGGCCTTGCGACTGATGGCGGCCTTGAGCTGCGTGGAGTGCTCGTCGTAGCGGCGCTGCCGGGCGGTCTCAGCGATCCGCTCGGCGAACGAGGCCGCCATCATCGGCGCGATGGGCTGCGCGCCGAGCCGGTAGATCAGGTTGCCGCCCTCAACACGGCGCAGGTCGCCGCGCTTTTCGATCTCGGCGCGGACGAGGGCAGGGTGGCACTGCTGGCCGGTGGCGTAGATCCCGGCGGCGGTGTCCCAGATGACTTGGTGCGCGGGGAGGAAGAGGTCTTCCCGGTTGATGAGGAGGGTGCACTCGTCGAAGGCCTGCTTGGAGTGCATGACGACGCCGATGACGAACTCTTCGGCCTCTGCGTCGTGTGGGGGCGGTGTCCGGTTGAGGCCGTCGTCGTCCGCCGTGTCACGCGGTTCCATGCGGCGGACGTTCTCCACGTGCGGGTCTCCTCGGTGGTGCGTGGTGATGGGGAGGGGTGCCGCGGGTGGGGCAGAGTTGGCGCTGCCCCACCCGCGGGGCGGGTCAGGCCGGGGAGCCGTTCAGGATCGGTGTGTCGATTCCGTCGGCGATCGCCTTGAGGACGTCCGCGAAGGCGGCCTTGGCGCGCTCCTCGGGCTGCTCCAACTTGAAGCCGAGCGCCAGCTGCCCGCGGTCGATGCGGTACTTGAAGCGCGCGACCATCGAGTAGGCGTCGGCGCCTTCGAAGGGCGGGACGGCGATCTTGAAGGTCTCGGGGATCGCGATGTCGCCCTTGGGGCCGGCGGTCGCCTTGGTGTCCTCGACGTACGCGAACTTCCGCTCGCCGGACTGCAGTCGTGTGGACGACTGGAACTCGGCCTTCGTGGTGGCCTTGATGGACTGCGCGATCTCCAGCATCGTCGCGGCGTCCGGCTCGACGAGGTTCGGCAGGTGGTCCTCAAGGAAGTTCGCGAACCGCTCCTGGTCGACGAGCTTCCCGTCCAGGTCGGTCCACTCCTGCCAGGCCTTGGTGCGGCGCAGGGCCAGGATGAGGCGGTGCTCGGCGAAGCCGGGCTCGTCCTCGGCGTGGGCGTCGAGGACGGCCGTGATGGAGAGCCGCTCGACGTCGGAGTAGACCTCGCTCGCGTCTACGTCGCGGTGCTTGCCGTAGTAGGTGAGGAAGGACGCGGCATCGCGGACCGTGGTGATACCGGTCTTGCGGGTCACGCGGCCGGTGTACTCGGGCCCGGTGAGGTCGAACGGCTGGACGCCGCCGTCGGCCGTGGCGACGAGGTAGATGCCGCCGGGCTCAACCTCCTTGGGGTCGAGGGCCTGCTGTGCGAGGGCGGCGACGGCCTGGATGCTGGTGTCGGTCTCGGTCATGTTCAGAGTTCCTTGATCTCGTTCTTGCTGGTGGGCAGGTCCCGGACGTCGAAGGACGCCAGCTGTCGGGGGTCGTTGCGGGTGGGCCGGCCGTCGTCGTCGACGAAGTACATGGCGGGCGGGGCGATGGGCCGGGGTGCCTTGAGGTCGGACTCGACGGTGACGAGGACGGGCGCGCCGTCGACGTGGCCCTTGGGCGGCTCGACGGTGACCTTGACGGTGAGGGAGCCCTTGCGGCCGTGCTCCTGGACGGCGTTGAGGAGCTCGCGGAGTTCGCCGCTGATCTGGTCGTGGGCCTCGCCGCGGCTGTGCTGGACGAGGAAGACGGCGAACTCGTCGTCCTTCTGGGCCGGTTCGGTCTGCTGCTGGGTCATGTGCTGGTGGTGCCTTTCTGTGACGGGTGTTGCGGTTGAGGTCCGGGCCCGCCCCCGTTCAGGGGGGAAGTTGGGGGCGGGCCCGGTGACGGCCGCGGCGTGGAGGGCGCCGTGAGCTCGGCCGCCGGTCAGGTGGTCTCAGGCGGCCTGCGGCTGCACGGTCTGCTCGTACAGGGCGGTGCACGCGTCACAAGCACAGGTGCGGATGCAGAGCCCGCCACCCTCGCCGGGGACGATGACCCGCTCGACGGGCTTGGCCTTGAGGTCGAAGGTGGGGATGACCTCGGGTGCGGCGAGCGGTCCGCACGGCTTCTGGCAGGTGGCGGTGCAGGAGCCGAGGCTTTGGCTGGTGCCGTCCTTCGTGTGGTTGAGGTCGCTGTGTCCGCATTCGCAGCGGTGGCCGATGCGCGCCATGGTCTGGTCTCCTGGGGGTTGTGTGGCCCCGCCGCAATGCCCGCGGCGGGGCCGCTTTCAGGTGGTCTTGCGGGCGACGGCGGCCTGAGCCGCGCGGTAGGCCTCCGGGCTGGAGCGGCGCTTGCCGAGGGCGATGGCCTGGTTGTCGAAGACCGCGGACGCGGCCAGCGGGGACGGAGGCAAGGACTTCGGGGGCTGGCCGTAGCCGGGCTTCGGTTCGTCGAGTCCGGCCTCCGCCCACGGGCTGTGTGTGTTGCACTTCCAGCCGGTCCGGTAGAAGCGGACGGGCCCGGTGTGTTCGCCGGTGAGGCCGTCGCAGGGCTCCGGGTTGCGGGCGCTCCTCATGCCGCGGCCTGGGTTCGGCGCTGTGTCTGCTCGTGGAGGCGGCGTCGCGCGGTGGGCGTGAGTCCGCCACGGATGCCGTACCGGCGGAGTTTGCCCGCGTTGCCCTCGGTCTTCATCGCGTCGGCCAGGCACTCCTCGCGGACGGGGCAGCCTCCGCAGAGGGCTTTCGCCTCGCGGACCTTCGCGGTGTTGGAGCCGGGGAACATGGCCTCGGGGTCGTCGCCGCACGCGGCCTGGCCGTGCCACGGGTCGCCCTTCATCGCGTCACCGCCTGGTCCTCGGCGCGCCACCGGTTGACAGTGCGGGGTGTGACACCAATCCGCTCGGCGATCTCCCGCGCGCTGCAGCGACGCGCCGTGAGCCGCCAGCACGCGATGCGGGCCTCAGCGCGGGACAGCATCGGCAGCGGCCGGAGCCCTTGCACGGCGCGCTGTACGGCTTCTTCGTCCAGCTCGGTGTGCGCCGGGCGGGGAGGCCGGGTGGTGGTGGACCGGAAAGGGCGGGCGAGGTGTTCGAGGCGGCGTGCGGCTCCGCGGTAGGTCTTGGCCTGGCCGCGGTCCTCGTCCGTGTCGGCCAGGGTGCGGAGCACGGTGGCGAGGCGGCGGGCTTGGGCGGGGCCCTTGAGGCGGATGGTGATCTCGATCATCGGGTCACCGCCTCGGGCCACTGCACCTTCACCAGGCGCTCCCGCTGGATCTTCGGCAGGTCGAACTCCGGCTGCCCGTACCAGTCGAGGCCGGCCGCGCGCAGCCAGAACGCGTCGCACTGGTTGTCGTCCTCGAACTCCCGCCCGGACCGCTTGTACGCGGCCATGGCCATGGCGGTCTTGTCCGCCGAGGTGCTTCCGGTGGCGAATGCCTTCAGCGTGGTCGGGTTGATCACGACGTACGGGGCGCCGAACTCGATCAGCCGGAGGCGTACGGCGCCGTGGACCATGTGAATGGCCTTGATGGCCGGGCCCTTCAGCCCGGGCGGGGCCTCCTCCAGGACGACGAGGTCGCAGTGGTCGTCGCCCCACGGGTCGTCGCCGAGGGCGACGTCGATGTTGTTGACGATGACCTGGAGGCGGCGGTCGCCGTCCTTGGAGTTGGTCTTGATGGTGCGGGTGGTGCCGTCGGGCAGGCACAGCCCGGGGGCGGTGATCGACAGGTCGAGTCCGAGGACTCGCAGGGGCCGGGGCCCGGCCGCCGTGGTGGCGGCCGGAACCTCGGGGGTGAACAGGTCGGGCACGGTCACTGGTCTGCGCTCCTCGTGATCGTGAAGTGGCCCTCGTCGCAGCTGTGCGTGCCGTTGCCGTGGAGCACGACCGCGACGTCGCCACCGCACGGCTGGCAGTGCCGGAAGGCCTGCGGGGCGATGGCGCCGTGTGCCGGGGCCTCGGGGAAGCCGGGCAGTTGCGGGCGGAGGAGGCTGTCGATGGGCACCTCGATCAGCGCGGGCAGCGAGCCCGCACGTGCGCCGCGGTGCTGCCCGGTGGGTGCGACGAGTTGGCGGATGATGCGGAGCGGGCTCACAGCAGTCCCTCTCTTCCTGCGGCGCGGGCGAGGTCGTCGGCTGCGGCGTAGTCGTCCTTGAGGTCGATGGAGGCGCGCTCCAGCTCGAAGGCGAGGTCGCCGAGGCCGTAGTCGTCGCCGTGCTGGTTCGCGACGACGAGCCGGGCGATCGTCGAGCGGACTGCGGCGTTCTCGGTCTCGTTGTCGAGGAGGCGCTTCACCAGCGACGGCAGCGAGACGATGACGAGCCGGGCGTCTTTGTCCTCGACCCGGTTGGCGCGGCGCGCGGCCGTCAACGCGTCGAGGACGGCGTGGGGCTCGGCGGCCCGGGCGAAGCCGAGGACGGTCCGGATCCCGGCGAGCTGCTCGGGAGTCATGGGCGTCATGACTCACCGCCGGACTGCGCGGGGAGCGGACGCAGCGGCCAGCGGCCATCAATGACGGCCTTGGCGTCGTACTTCTCCTTGGCCTTCTTCTCGTTCCGCAGCCACGCCTGATAGCCCTCGGCGTCTTCCCGGTACCAGTCGATCTGCCGCTCGTGCAGCTCGTCGGCGGTGAGGTCCCGCACCGAGTTGAAGCGGTTCGGCCGCAGCGCCAGCACCCACTCGGGGCGCTTCCTGTACGGGGTGTGGGCGATGACACCGATGCGGTACGCGGACCGTGCGGACATCAGCGCGTCGTACTCCGCGCCGTGCGCCTGCTCCTCGTCCCAGTCCAGGCCGTACGTCTCGGCGGTGGTCCGCATCTGGTACGGGCCCTGCGTCTCGGAGATCCGCTTGCGGAACGGGGCGCACTGCCGGTCGAGGACCATCGTGTCGACGACCCGGGTGAGGGGCTGTCGGCA